CGAGCCGAAGATGGCGTTAGTCCCCACCGTATAGGTGTTGCCCATAAGCGAGCCACTTCCCCCGCCTTTCGGCACCTGACTGTTCGTGCATTGCCAGTAGCGACGGCAAAGCAAAAGTTCCTGATCGTAGGGCCGCATGATGAAAGGCGCGCGCGCGGCGGATGGCGCTTCGAGGCCGGGCAGCACCACCACTCCGGTCAAGCGGAAAACATCCGTTGTCGCCGCAATGGCATTCACTTGTCCTGGCGCGGCAAAATAGTTCCCGGCGGTCCACACGTTCGCCGCTGGTGCCGTAGCTGCTGTTCCACCCGCCATCGCGAAGTCGAGAAGTATCCCTATATTGTTATCCCACTTCCACGTCCCGGCGGTGTCTCCTGGGATCGTGACAGTCTTGTATTCATAGATGTCCGAAGCGTTCTGCGTGTAGGTCGTGCAATAGGAGCGCGTGCCGTTGATATTTCGAACGGAGCAGCTATAGGTTCCGGTCCTGTGATGTGCGGTCCAAAATCCAATCGTTATCGGCTGCGCATTCGGTGTGCCCCAGGCCAGCCGGGCAACGCGGAAGCCTTCGATGCGATTTTGAAATTCAACGCTGTCCGCGGAATTTGTTGATGCCGTATTGATGCCAACCCCAAGGCAATTCTGTATTCCGAAGCTGGCACCACCAATGACAGCCGCATTTGGCCCCACCGTGCCACCCGCGCTCATATACCAGCCGTCGCAAATGTAGCCGGAAGCTAATGTTGCAGCGAAGCCCTTTTCCTGACTGGCATCAAACGAACCGTTCACCTGCATCCCGCTGTACGCCAGCGCGTCGAACGGCGCGGCGTAGACGTTCTGCCTGACTTGTTGTTGCTGCGGAGCCGTCAGCGCCTGCGCAACACTCGTCAAATAAGTCGAGGTGTCAGGCTGCGGGCAAGCAATCACCCACTGTGTCGAGTTGCCGTCGTTGTAGCGCAGATAGAGCAAGCCTGCGGTGGTGTCCCACCACATCGTTCCGTCAGGCACTCCGGTTGGCGCGGTGGCCGAATAGTAGACCGTGGACACGCCCGCGCCGACCGGCCCCTGCGCGCCGGCCGCGCCCTGCGGACCTTGAATGCCCTGCGGCCCGACCGGACCTTGCGATCCCGGCGGTCCGCCCGGCCCCTGCGATCCGACAAGCCCAGGAGGTCCGACCGGACCTTGCGGCCCCATCGGTCCAGGCGGCCCCACCGGGCCTGCGGCTCCGGTCTGCGGCACCAACAATTCAACGGTCATTGTCATTTCTTGGCTTCCAGTACGGCGATGCGCGCGGTCAATTCCTCCACCAGTTTCGCAAGCGAAGGCTCGGCAGCCGCCATCGTTGGCGCACTGAACGTGCCCGTGGCCGGCTCATATAGCTTGCCGCCGAAGTCCGCCTGCGGGTCGCTGCCGGTGTAGTCGGTGATCTCGAAGACGATATGATTGGGGGGGAACAACATGGTCGCGTCAAACACCGCAGGACCAACAATATATCCGCCCATGTCCTCTCGCCAGATCGCCATCAGCTTGACGCTGTCAGCTCCAAAATTCTTGCCGCTGTTGACGTAGTCGTACCAATCAGTTTTATCGCTCTCGCGGCGAGCAAACAAAGTATTCGGCGGCGCGGCCGGCGGCATTTGCGCGGGCTTATATGGAAGCCACTTTTCATGATCGATGATTTTCATCCGTAACTCACATTCCACCAACCCGTGGTGTAGAGTTGCAGTTGCCGCATGCGCCCGGTGATCACGTTTTGCGCGAACATGGCCAACCCACTTACGACCCCGCCGTTGTACGGTTCGGCCACCGTCCCGAACTGAAAATTGTAGTCCCCCAGATAGACGTAGCGCGCATTGTTGACGTAAGGCGCGAGATTTGGCGCTGCCGGGATCGAGGCAAAATCCTTCGTCGTCCAAATCTTGTACTGAACGCCAGCGCCGAGTGACCAGCCGCCAACGTAGAGATTGCCGTCTTGCGCCAAGCCGAAGTTGCAAGCAAACATGCCGGGCCGATGGAACGTCATAAAGGCTTCGTTGCCGCCGCCCGCGCCATAGACCATCAACGCTTGCGAGCCATTGCCGCTGTTGATGCCGGGCGACGAGCCGACAGTGCTCAACAACCCGGTCAACGAATCGCCGGCCTTGTTGAGCGGCTGGTAGTTGAAATCGTTCGTGCCCCACAGACGACCGTTGGAGGAAGTGACCGATCCGCCATTGAAGTTGTAATTGGTGCCGTCGAAAAAGAGATACCGAGAGCCAGAATTACCGAATTGAATCAAACCTGTGCTGGGAGCGCCGAGTCTCTGAGAACCGAGATCGCCGTTGACGGTCAGCGATCCGTTCATCGTGTCGCCAGACTTGCTGACGGCGTTGATGTTGGCGCGCCCCTGGTCTTGCTGCGGCGTCGTCAAGCCCTGCGTGATGTCGTAGCGGATCGCACCGGTGATGCCGATCGCCTGCCACATCGTATTGACGCGGCCGTAGATGGCTCCGTCCACCGGCGCTTCTGGAATGCCGCCGGCCGGTCCAATGGGGCCGGGCGCACCTGTCGGCCCCGGCGGCCCCGGCGTGCTTGGTCCCGCCGGTCCTTGCTGCCCAGGAGGCCCACCCGGTCCTTGCGAGCCGACCAAGCCGGGAGGCCCGACCGGCCCCATTGGTCCCATCGGTCCCGGCTCGCCCTGCGGCCCGGCGGGACCAACCAGCGGCACCGTCAGCGAGGTGTCGCTTGGCGTGTACGCTTGCAGCGTGATGCGCGGTGTTCCGCTGCCAAGCTCGAATAGCGGCTCTGCCATTAGCGTGTCGTCCCTTCAACAACGACTGCCACACCTTCCCACATGCGCTCCTGATAACCGTTCGGCATCAGGCGGACCATGTCAGCGAAATACTGCCCGGCTTCGAGGTTCGATAGCAGGTTACGGACAATCACGATTTGAAACAGCCCGTTCGGCGCGTCCGTGAGCATGATCCCGCCGTCCGGCGAGAACACCGACACCAGGGCTTCGTGATCGATTTCCTGCCTGCGCAAGGCGAGTTTCAACGTCGATCCGGTCAGGTCAATTGGAGCGATCACCGTGCCGGTGCCGTCAATCATCTGATACAGAAATGGAACGACCCAATCCTCGTTCTTGGATACGTTCATTTGACCGGTGTAGTAGGAAGGGCCAGCCATGTCATGCCTTCTTGTATCGCAGCGTCTTCGACCGCAATCCAGCGAAGCGTGCCTCGACATCATCGTAGGTTAGGATCGTTGGCGTCGCGCCCGTAAGATCGGCAAGGCATTCCGCCTCGACCGTCCGGCATTGCTGCGCCAGTGCTACCATTTGATTGTTCAAAGTGATGGCGTCCTGCGCCGTCATTTGATAGGCGACACCGTCCTGCGTGAAGGAGATGGTGTCTGTCGGCGCGAGGGTCGCCGCATACTGCGCGAGATTTGCGATCAGCGTTTGGCTGACGCGGTCCGTATTTGCCGGGATACTTCCGTAGGCTATTCCGGCCGTCACGGTTTCCCAGCGCACCTGACCGGCATAGCCCATCAACAATTCCGGTGTTTCGACCGGTTGTCCGTATGGCCGGGTGTCCCTCTCTGGAAACACCGGAGCCGTACCCACGCGCGGCAATTCCCCCATCGATGGGTCATACGGAATGACGCGCACACCGCTCCCGTACACCGAAGATGGGATGTTCAGCGCGCTGTCGTGAGAGCCGACAACGACTCCGTTCAAACAATAAATCAGCTTCATTTGAGTCCGCCCTCTCTACCAACCGACATTGATCATTGAGTTGTTGTTGCCAGTGGTTCCGAATGCCGGGCTGCATGGCGTGGCGTTCGCATAGGAGCCCCAGAGCTGGACGCCGGCATTGTTGGCTGCGTAGATTGCGCCCGCAACATTGGCGTTCGCACCGGAGCCGAAATCGATGTTCGCTGAGATGTTCGACATCTCTAGCCAGAGCCCGTAGCCTCCGTTGCGGAAACAATGCGACGGGCCGCCCGTGTAAGCACCGTTTATCATCGGTGCGGCGAGATAGCCGGTCGAGGACAGATAGCACTGGACGCCCTGGCCACCATTTGCGTTGCAGAATATACCGCCGTCCCATTGCGTGCCGGCGCGTGGCCAGAGGTACATACCGCCGGTGTCATTGCCGAGAGCGATCAGGTTCGAATTTGAAGTGATGAAGCCGCCATTCGTCAAGGCGAGTCCGCTTTGGTTGTAGATAGCGATCAGCGGTGAATTGAAATTAAAATCACCCGCTTCCCCTTCGATCGCTATGCCGGCACCGACATCGAACTGAAAGCCGCAGCCGCCCCTCCAGTTGACGGCCGCAAGACCATCATAGGCCCACGGACTCGGCCCCATAATCGATCTCGGCATACAATTCAAATAGCCACTACAGTTGAAAAGAAAGCCGGTCCCTTGCGATGGGTTGCCGTCGCTGGTCAACAATATCCCGTCGAGATGCATCAACGATAGACCAATAATCTGGAAGCCGGCGGCGGGAAACGAGGCTGTCGTGAGAGCGCCGCCCGAAAAATGCAATTCAGTAGCAAACTTGCTTCTCAGAACAGCGAGATTTGTCGCCATGTCGGTATTCCGCTGAACGGCCGACGATCCGTTCCACGCGTAGCCGGCATCCGATCGCGGCACTGGCGCCAGCAATGGCGCACCGAAAATCGAGATGCGATCATTGTTTGGATGCGAAGCAATAATTCCCTTGGTGTAGACGTACTGTTGAGCCTGCGCGGACCCGGACGCAGCGCCCGCCAATTGCAGGATGACATGCCCTGTCGGCGTAATCTTGTATTTCCCGAGATAGGCGAACGCTGCATTCAAGTCGGCAAAATCAGCGCCCGAGCCGTGAACCTTGAACGTCACTTCCGTTGTGATCAAAAACTGCCAATTGGTGATGTAGCCTTCGATCGCCTTGCGGAGCTGGGAAAGATCGGTGTTCGCCGGGACCGCGCACGGCACCCCGGCAAAGTCCGAATAGCCGCGCACGTTCGCGCGTGTGATGACCTCGACCACCTCGCGCTGGTCGTATTCAATCGATGCTGCTGGGACAATCGAACCTTGAATGCCAGCAGCAGGATTGCCGTCGATGTAGGGCGCATTCGTATTTGCGGGCTGGTCGAGCGGCTGATTGTATAGCATGGGATCAAGCTCCGTAGGTGTATGGCGGGACTTCGTCCCATTCGGTCGCGATGCTGAACGACCATGTTCCTGTCTGCGGTACTGTCGCCTGAATGATGAAGCCCTCCTGCTTCGCCACCCACAGCGGCATCTCGCCTTGCGCCTTCTCAAACAGCTTCATCATCCCGGTGGTGATTGGCGTGTAGACGTTGCCGCCGACCCCCGCCACCCATCGTTCGGTCGCGCCCGGCCCCGGATCGGCTGTGTACGTTCCGCCGGTCAGCGCCGCCGTCTGCGCGTAAACGATGTTGGCCTGCGAAGACCCCATCGTGGTCCGTAGTTTCGCGCTGTTTCCGGCAAGGTTCGCCTGCGCGCCACCCGACAATTGCGTCACGAAGGCGCGCGCCGTCACC